AAGTAAGTCCTACAAGTTGACCATCGTTTCTAACACACCAAATAATTTGATTAGGTTCTTGTTGATAAGATAATTGTTTGAATCCACTTTCTGAAATATGCTCGGCAAGGATAGTTAGATCTGGAGCAATGTAACCATCTACATCAAAGTTATAAGCGAGTTCTCTTAATTTTCTTTTAGCTCTTTGTAAAAATAAAGTTGCGTTTCCTACAGCTAGAGCATCTACATTAGCTGCACCATTGTTAGATTGTTTTTTAATTAGAATGTTTGTAGGTGTGATTGCTATATCTGTACCACCACCACTAACTGCAAACTCACCCCCTGCAGTACCAACAATTAAAGTTCTTGTTGCGGTCATAAATCGAATTGCATTAACTTGGTTCGATGCGATTGTATAAATGATTGCATCATCATCAGCTACTGTGCCATGATAATTATCATCCATGTTTTCATAATCACCCGACACAGAAAAAAATAATGTTTGTGGTTGTGATAAGGTTGCGGCAAATACGAGTCGTTGTTCAAAAAAGGTTACGCAAGATGGATGACCTGTGGTATCTGAGAATGAACCTAATGCAAAGTCTGTTGATGCTGAACCAGAAGAAGGAGAAGCAACACAAATTGAAACTGCAACTGTTGCTGAAGTTCTTGCAGTTATTTTATAATGACCATCTTTAAAATGTACTAATCTTCCTACATCAGTTGTTAACCAACCTTGATTATCATTAACTCCAGTTGTTGATGACAATGTTAAATCACCACTAGATCCAACAGCAGTATGACCAGCTGTTAATGTTGTTGTAGAAATATTATGATCCATGAATGGACCATTCTGAAAATCAACAGCAGCTAATGTCCAGGCAGTATGACCTGTTCTTGATAACTTTCTTACTGCATGATTAGGATGACAGATGTACATAACATCTGCTGATTGTGCATATTTAATATCAAACAATTCAGATTCTAAATAAGGTGAACTAATTTCATACGCTGATCCACCAGATAAGATCTGACCATTGTCTTTATAAAATCTTATGTACTGATCTCCAAACTCAAGCATATAAGTTTGTGTTGTTGAAAATTCAAAAGGAATCAATCTTGTTTCTTTTGTAGAGTCTTTTACTTCAGCTACATATTGTGTACCACTTCTTCTTGCAGCACTACCATGAGGATAGATAATCATATTCTCAAGCGTCTTACATCCTGTAGAATATTTTGCTAAATCGTTTCGACCATCAAGTCTCGGTGATAATTCACCACCAGTAAAATTGGTTAACTGTACCGCAACTCTAGCCATGTATTAATACCTTGAGTTTATAAATGAAGAAGCACCAATAACATCTGATTGACCATCATCTGGATTTGTACTTTGACCTTCAGTAGCATCTACAAATCTTGCTTCTCTTAATTTATCTTGAAACAAAGTATACATATTAGAAGCAGTTGGATTAGATGATGTAATTGCATAAGCAATGTCTGCAGCTAATGCAGCAGATATTGTTTCTCTTAACAACTCATCGTATTGATTGGGATCTTCTATTCTTGCAACATATTGAATTTTTACTGTGCCATGATTGGCTAATATTTTTCTGCCTTCAATCTTATAATCATAATCATAATTTAAAATTGTAATCACTCGCAAACAATCTGCAGGTAATGTAAACTGATATGAGAAACCCCATGATGGAGTATCTACATCTCTTGCAAGTTCAACTCTTTTAATTAAACAATTCCAAAGATGAGATCTAAATAAACTATCTCTAACTTGTGTGTATCTTGCATTGCAAAGTCTTGCGTTCTTAGAATCTTCTGTCAATGATAATATTGTGGATGCACCAAGTTGGTTTAATGCTCCATTACAAATGTCTACTACTGATGCCATATTACTTCCTTATAATATACTTTCTTCTAATCTGTCTATCTTTTTCTAAAGCAAACAATTCTTTTTCAGTTCTTTCAAGTTTTGCATCAAAACCATAATGCACTTTACCTGTATTTTTAAACCTGTCTACCAATACATATCGATAAACATAACTCCCTTGTTTAAAATGTAATATTGTTTTTAAATCTTTTATTTGTTTCATAAGCATTCTAGGGGGTTTCCACTCTCGCTTCCACCCCCTAAAATTTTATTTATTACGCTTCGTACGCTTCGATTTTAACTACTTTTTCTTCTTCCATTCTAGTCGCACCGAATGCAGCAGAATAGTAGACTTGAGTAGCATAACCTTTATCAGCTCTTTCATCGATTCTAGCAGTTGAATCTTTACCAACCGCTAAAGCGATTCCATCACTTACGAAAGCGATACAACCTCTTTTTGAAGCTGCAATAGATAATCTGTTAGATACAACAAAGTTGAATCCTAAGAAACTATTTACATCTCCAGAAGCTAATGCTTTAACTGTATTGAAATCACTTGAAGTCACTTCAGTAGTTCCTAACAAATCAGAGATTTGTTTTGGAGATACGATGATGTGTCTTGGTAGTGAAGGATCAACATCAGCTAAGTCAATGATCTCTTTTGCTTCTCTTAATTTAGCAATAGTTAAACCATTTGTTCCAGCTTCAGTTATGATTTGACCTGCAGGTAGTGCAACAGAAGTTCCACCAGCTACACCAGTATCAGCAGCAGCAGTTGCTGCAGTAATGATAGCGTCATCCATTGCTCTTCCCATTGCATAAGCAGCAGCTAATGCGTATGAAGAAGTAGGATCTACTAACATTCTTACTTTGTCTAGATCATCGATAAGATCTGCGAACTCATAGTCAACAAGTGATACTCTTCTTCTAGCGTGTGGGGTATCTGCTTGTGGAGTGTCTGAGTGTCGGCTTGATCTTACAGTAGCAGTAACACTTCCAACTTGATCGAAGAAAGCATTCTTACCTGTTACAGATTCTAATCTAACTTTATCTCTAAGAATAGAACCTTTTTGTTGTGATAGCATTTGTATGTTAGAACTATATTGTTCTACAAATGCTGTAGTTATTTGAGTTGACATAATTGTCTCTCCTTAATTGTTAGTTAATGTTAAACAAAAAACAGAGAGGTTCTCAGAAAATCTGGCATCTCTTGCATTTAAAGTCTGTTAGACTAGAGTCTATTCCTTCTTGTCAGTAAGGTTCTTACGAATTGTCTTACTTTTCTTTGGCGAATTTTCATCCGCCATAGAAATCCATTTATAATATTCATTGCAGATTGGCAAGGGATTTGATTTTTGATTCTCCGAACCACTCTCTACAACGATACGCAATATCTCTAATTTAATTTCTGTATTATTCATTCATTATTGTTCTTAGAGTAAATACTTGCTGAACTACTTTGTCATGATCTGGATGTGCTTTATTCCAATATGGACCATCTCTATCATTAACAATCTTGCTTATCTCAGCTGCATAGTCAGTACCTTGTGATGTATTTTCACTTTCAGTACTTACTAATTTATCTTCAGATAATAGATTAGCAATACTAGCAAAGCCTTTAATGATTGCAGGATGATCACCTAATCTTGTACCATCTTTTAATTGCATATCTAAAATTTCTGGATTCATATTTGATTTAGCTAATGCTCCAGCTTTTTTGATATTATCATCATAAGCTCTACCCCATTCTTTTCTAAGTTCTTGCTCAGCTTGAGCTTGTGCAGTTTCCATATCAACTTGACTTTGTTGTGCAGAACCTTCCATAGAATTTTTATAGAACTCTAGAATACCTTGAGCTTGTTTATTATTTAAACCTAGCTTGTGTGCATTCTCTGCAAATGATTTAACAGCACTTTCATCTAATGGAACAACATCTGAATTAACTTCTAGTTTATATTTATCTGGAGACTCTGGTCTACCTAATTTATTATAAACTTCATTCCATTGATCTTCTGTTGAATTGTTATTAGGCACAGCAACTTTATCTTGACCAATCATTCTTGTTGCATTCACATAAGATTTAGCAAGAGCTTCAAGCTCAGTAAACTTAGATATGTTTGGATCGTTTCTTAAATCTTCTGGTATCGCTTCTTTCCAGGATTTAAAAGTAGTTGGTGCTTGTTCAATTTGTGTTTCTTGTTTTGGTGCTTCTGTAGTAGGTTGTGTTGTCTCTGCTACAGGCACAGTTTCC